TCTTATATCTTTACTGATATCTTCTCTAGGGTTATCACTTATATTCATAGCATAATCTACAGATATACTTTTTTTATGCTCTTCTTTTATAGCTGGGTTTGTAATCTTCAATCTCAGTGCTGTTAGAGCTTGTCTTTCGGATGTTAGCTGTTCCTGTCTAGAAGATTCTATTCCACGACTAACAGCTTTTAAAGCTATTGGAGTTAAGTCTACCTTTGATATAATGGTTTCAGATATATCAGCTACATCCTTTAAATCAAGAGCTCTGAATGGTTCACCATTTCTTGGAACAACAACATTACCATAATCATCAACAGAAATCTCCATGTGATCATTCATATAAGCCAGTCTTAAAGATTCTGCAGCTGAATCTTTGCCAACATCTGATGATACCTTTTTAAGTTCTTCAGACTTACTATCTAACCAAGAACTGAACTCTAGTTCTTGGTTAATCCTGCTTCTTTCTATTCCCAGCTGAGTCAATGTAGCATCAGTAATATTATACAATGGCTCTAAGCGTTTGAATAAGTGGTTGGGTAGTTTATAAGCATTGTCTCTAAAGTAGTACTCACGTTCTTCATTAGATAGTTGTGATATTATGTTTGTTTCTATATTAACATGTGATTGCTTAGCTATTTCATCTGTCTCAGGACTAAGCGAGTACTTAGTATTCCAGTAGTATTCTTTATTTGCTGACCAACCACTCCAGTCTTTAGTTTCTCTATCCCATGTTAATGCCCTTTCAAGAGGATCCATACCACTAGTTTTCTCTAATATATCTTCAGACCTATTAATCCAGTAATCTCCTATAACATCCTCCGTATTAGGAGAAGTATTGGTTTCTAGTCCACTTAAGTTATTCAGTATTTCTATTTGTTTTTTTATCATCTTGAGTTTAGTGCCGCCAAATAGTCAGCATTGAAGTCTGCTTGTGCCGCCATTCCGAATCCTGATATAGCAGCTGAAGTTAAGCCAGTAGTAAGTGCTGTACTAAATGCACTACTCGGATCTTGTCCTCTATATTCTTCTTGCATCAATGGTATATGTGCATTGTAGCCAAAGTTTCTTTGTGCTAATTGTTGTTGTTGTTTTCTTTCTGAGCTTATCAAGGCATTGCTAAGATTAATACTTCTGTCAGTAAATATTTGTTTTGATCTAGCCATAGAAGATCTCATAAGAGCCCTAGCTGTACCAGAGTCTGGGCTTATACCCCTGCTGAATAATGCAGATACTATTTGGTCATTAGATTGCTTGTGTTGTCTAGATAACTCGCCTGATTCATTATTAAAATTATAACGTAAATAGAAATCAGTCTCAGCCCTTTCTTGATTAGCCGACTCAGCTATCTTTTTATTAGCCATCCATTGCATAGCATTAGCTTTAGCTATTTCTCTATTCTTTATCTGGTTTTGCATCCTGGCATTAAAACGCCGTTCTTCAAACTGCATTTTTTGCATAGCAGCATCTGCCTTTGCACCCTGAGCTCCTAGCAAAGCTTGACCTGCTTGTAAACCTATCATCCATCCCATCGGCATATCAGATTTCCTCCTTTGGGCCATACAGCCCGTCTAAGACATTTCATTGGTTTAATAGGGTTACCCCCGGGTAATTCAAAGAATCTCTCTCAAGACCATGAGCGACCCTTTACAGCCCAACCCGCTTTATTAGGGTCTATAGGCGGTCTGTTTTTTTCTCGTCTAATTACAGCACCACTTAGGTGATTAGACCATAGACCCATGCGTCTATCATCATCTAACCATGTATCAACTTGTCGTTGCTCAGCTGCCTTACGATTATTATCTATGATCACATCAACATCTGTACGTAGCTGGTCTTCCCAGTGTGATACAGCTGCTGCCAAGCAATCTATCCTGTCGTCATGAGGTAACGCACCTCGCTTATCGAATATACGTGTGATCTGTTTCTGTGTTTCTTCTTGGCATATAGAACGCTTGTCGAATACCAGTCTATGCTGAGTCATTACAGGCTCCATAGTTGATATGATACGTGCTTCCTTACGACCACCCACCCTAAAATCTTCAATAGCAACAGAGCCACAGATGTCAGTCATTATGGGTGCCAACAGTTGACAGAACATAGCATCACCGAAGTTAGACTCTACTCGTACTAGCTTGACACCATAGTCATAAGCAAGACGTGAGATCTTATTAAGTATACCCTTCTCGTACCCACCAACATAACCCACAAGTTCGTGAATGAATATATATCCATTAGCAAACGAGGCAATACATACAGCAGTCTCATCAGACCCACGACCCGATGGGTCAATGTACATCACTCGCTGAGAGTATGGTACAAAGGTTTCAGCTATCCACATAGGTTCATATATAACATCTCCTGTTAAACCAAAGGCAGGTACGCCCTTCATAGGCTTACTGTTTGACCATATGATCTTCTCGGGACACATGTCAGGATGTACGTCTATGACAATCAAGTCAGAAAGACGTAACGGAAACTTTTCAAAGTCAGCTAAGGATGTATCAAGCTTATAGTGCAAAGCAAATAACTTGGGTCCAATCTTAGCCATACGTTCCAGAAGAATTTCATTTGAGAATCTTTCAGGTTGGGTAGCTTGCCCAGGCTCTAGCCCAGATTGAACCACCCACTCATTTATATCTTCAGACTCTATTGGATTAGTGAGATCAGGCATTATAGCTGGGAACTTAGTTACAGGATAGCCAGTCTTGAGTTGATTGTAGATCGAGTCCTTGATCTGAGGTGTACCCAGAAATATTACACGACCTCCTACGTTACGTATCTGTTCGAATTCTGATACCTTGGATAATAGTTTCTCTCTTGCATTAGCAGTCTCACAGTTACCTTCGATTTCGATGTCATCACCGATAACGTAGTCAGCGTGTGACCCTGTTATCTGGGATGTAATACCCCGTGCATAGCATGACTTGTCTTGTCCAATCTTTGTCCTAGCTTCTACGTTGAATGCAAAGGCATTATCAGTAGTATGATCGCCAGGCTTTAGGTGTTCACAGTATGGCACAAGATCTAAGATCCTACGTGTCATAGAGATGAACTCTGTTGCCTTGTTACCTGTAGCGGAAACAACCATGATTGTACAGTTCGAATCCTTCAGAAGAAACCAAGATGCTAAGCATGCTGTTATCACGGACTTACCAAACCCACGTCCAGCTTGTAGCTGCATGTCGTTTGATCCACTCTGTAGTGCATCAGCCATACCGTACTGAGCTCCTGTAGGTTCTCCTAAGCCCAAGTATTTGAAACAAGCCCACATGTGGTTCCTGAAGTCATCAAGCATTTCTTGAGGTATATTCATTTAGTAGCTTATTCGCTTTTTCTTAGTAGCAGGTTTTTTTACTGCTTTCTTTTTCTTTCCTTTTTTGGGGGGTCTTCCAACCTGTTTACCGTATGTTCCTTTACCTTGTGGCATTATTCAGTCTCCTTTATTTCTTTTTAACAATCTTACTAGCAGTACCGCTTAGCATTCCTGACCTCTTTTTCCTTACAGTACTAAGTCGTTTCTTAACTACACCCGATAACGCTTTGCTAAGCCATCCTCCACCACTTATGTTTTTAAATTGAGTACCACCCTTCTTTGTATTAGGGGCTCCCGTGTTTTTATATCCCTTTAGAAACATACCCTCTTTTTTCATATACCTAGCAACTTCCTTGAATGCTCTACCAATTGACATAATTATACTATCTCCTTTTTAAATGGTAGACTTGAGACCATCTTATCCTGCAAGAATTCCATTGATTCTTTTGGTATAGTATCCAAGTCTTCCTTATTATCGTTGATTACACCCCGTATCACCTGATATAAACCAGGTGTACACTTTTGTGGATCATCCAGATCCAACAATAGAGTATCTAAAAATTGATCGTTTAGTTTTTTTATTCTATTCATGGTTTAAGTTATATAGTTATTTCTATCTTTGTTCTTAGAAGCTGCGTTGGTAAATATATCCTTATTATAATGAGCTTCCTCTTTTATTGATCTAAAGAAATTCTCTCCTAGTACACAATGTGCGCATAGATCCCTTCCTGCGGTTGTTGATATGATACTGTAAATTCCATAAAGTCCGTTTGTAAGTAAATTATTAGTAATTAAAACAGTATGTATAACGCCAACTACCGACTCTCCTCCTGATACACCTCCAAGGTTTATCTGTATTCCATCATCATGGCTAAATACCGAGTTATTGTCGGTTATTCTACCGTACACAAATCGTCCTCCTTTACCACCCGAGGCTCGAGTACTAAGGGTTAAGAACCTAAGAGTATTGGGGGCATCGCCTGTTGCGACAACTTCTCCTGGGATAGATTTCCATGCTCTTGTAGACTTATTTTTATTTCCAGAAATTGTAAATCCATAACAGTTATGTAAGTTTGTTAATTGCGAACCGTATTGCATATCTATATCATAAGCCTCTCCTTGTACGTGAGTATTATTATTCACGATAGATATAGTGCTATCGAATTGTCCAGTTGTTTGATCTGCTACCACAGTATTCCACATTGGAACAATAACGACCGTGGGGCTGCTATCCCAGGTTATAATAATATTCTCTCTTATTACAGTTTTACCAGCACTTCCGAATTGCCTGTCATAAGTATTCCAGCGATTGTTTTGAGTTCTTAAGTATATAGCTCCTCGATTTACTGGAATTTTATCATGCATAGCGCCTTTGTTCTCGTCATCTCTATCCCAACCGTTTCCAGCACCCCAGAACGGAGCTTGCTCAAAGGTATCAGATCCACTAGGTATCTCTGCCTGTGCTGACATATCATTACCTATAATCCGAGTATTTTCTGCACCGTAAACCTGTATGCAAGACCATTGTAACCGATTTGTTCCTGTCTTCACCATCCAAGCTATATCGTCTCTATAACGCATTGCCTCAAACGTACAATCACTTACCTCAAATTTTTGTGAAATAAAATTCGCAGAGCTCGACCAAATAGGTCTACCACAGTTAAAATAACATTTTCTAATATAGATATTTGAAGATACTCTACTTGCTACTGTGGCAACAAATATACCATTAACACATCTCTCAAATCTACAATTATCAAAGGAAACATTATCACATTCGATTATCCGAACAGCACCCGATGCAGTAGTATTATTTTCAGGAAAACAATTCCTAAAGACACAATTTTCAAAGCGTACATTCTTACACTCTCTTACTTCTGCAGCGTATCTAGAAAATCCATTCCAAGTGCAGTTTTTAAAAGTAATATTATAACCACTTTTTATACGTGTACCAGTGTGTCTACTAATAAACAGCTGAGCAGTTGTACCACCAGTAGCTCCGGTAGTATTTGCTACAGCACTATTAGCCAAGACCGCAGTAATTTCATTACCATCTACAGCAGTAATATTAAACCAATCATTAATATCACCTTCTACGCTATTTGCTGGATCAGCGGTTGTATACCCTGTACTACCATCACCATAAGAAGCATCAACACCTTGTAGTTGGAAAGCGCCTCCAACTGACATTCCATGTCCAGCAGGAAAGGTAACTGTAAAGTTAGAGCTTCCACTAGTTAGCGTGATTGGATTACTACCCAAAAGTGTTTCTGATGTTAAATAGTCTTCAAAATGCATATTCTCGAATGTAATATTTTTTAGTTGGTCTTGACCACTGGTTCCCACACCATTACGAGAAACCGCTGCACCCGAAGTAAATTCTACATGCATAGGGTGTGTTAGATATATATTATTTCCTTCAATACGGGCAATTTCACCTATCCATTGAGAGTAAAATCTATCCCCTTCCGCGGTATTCGACACATATACATGATGAACATCGTCATCACTGGCTGTTGCTGGGTCATTATCTGCTACAATCTTAATAAAATCTCCAACATTATATCCTGTAGAGGAAGCTACAGAAACCTTAGATGTTCCCATACTTATGCTATTGCTAGTAGTTGTAGATAATGCAGTAGTTGACTCATAATTAAGCAAGATTTTATCATCATTATCACCAAGATTATATTTCAGAGTGCCGTTTCTAATAGTTACGTTTTTTCTAAAGTCTGGTGCTACTGTAGAAGCTACAGCTGTTCCATCTCCAATAAAGTGTGTCTTCCCACCAAACTCAAGAACACTTAGTACAGACGTATCCATTCCTAGTGTTACATTTGATCCTAAGTTAACATTATTTAGTGCTGCTAGTACTGCTGTTGAAGCATCAGCACCAGTGGCAGTATCTGAGGCAGGAGTAGCACCAGCACAAGTTACAACAGATGGCGTTACACCAATGTCAGTTGAGACCCACGAACCACTAGAAAATGTTAGAACCTCTCCTTCACCTGGTGTCATAGACCCTACGTCAGCAAGATCTTCAATACTGTCACCTGTAGTTATAATTTTATTAGAGCCAGGAGTTATGTCATTAAGTAGAATAGGCTCCCAAGAGTTACCATCCCAATAAATCATATCACCTTCAGCAACTGTTGAGTCATCAACATAGACATCTGCTATACTAGTCAAAATCATATTGGCACTTGCAGCACCAGTATGGGTTCTTACCCACGCTGTAGTAGCAAGTTTAGTTGAGCTGTCCGTATTAGCTTGAGTCTTAGCTGATATAGTTCTAGTTGAACCAGCATCCCAATCCGCAGATAATTCAATAGTACCATCAGCAAGGACACTAGCAGCAGACTGAGCAACTTGCCACGCAGATCCATTGTAACGTACCAAGTTACCATTAGCAATCGTTAGAGATCCCCAAGAAGCATGAGAAGTGATACCTGATCCAGTATGCCCAACAGTCCATCCTGCAACAGGAGTTCCAAGATCAGCTGCATCTTTAGTTACTAGATCAAATCCACCTTTATATACAATACCTGAAGTAAGAGTTAAGATTGATTCATTTAATAGTTTGCCTTGATTAGCTGATAGGGGTTTTGAAGTTGAAGATGAAGTTAGTCCATCTACTGTAGCAACCTTAAGATTTCCACTTGAGAATTCTAAACTATCTCCATCAAGATCTACTACCAAAGGACTGGCAACGGATCCAACTCCAGCAAGTCCATCACCAACGTTTGCACCACCCATGTTAGTTGAGGGCACCAGTCCACTAGAATCAAGGGGGCAGATACCACTTGGTTGTCCCATAGCGGGATGATAGCTATGAATATTTTGCCACATAGATATTAATTCTTGGCTAAGGTTTAGAAACTGATCGCCAAATAGATTAAGATTTGAACTGGTAATTTTAGAACCAGCAGTCCATGTAACTAGGTGTTGTAAAGCATACGTCTTTCTTAAGACATACACAGTATCGCCACTTGCTAGGGCTGGTAGAGCTACATCAGCAGCCCGACCACTGTGGATTGTAGTCCACGTATAATCACTAGCTGTTTGGGAAAATGTTACATCGTTTCCAGACAAAGAATACATAGTACTTCCGCTGGAATTATTTTTTGGCAACACCCAAGCAGACCAAGCTTCGTCTGCGGTTATTGCTGGAGAAATAGAACTACTGTCGAACTTACGAACTATCATAATTTCATCTGAATCGTTTAAGACTGATGAAAGTTTAGATGTACTATCTAATAAGGAGGATATATCTATTTTGTAATCATTGGAGATAATCTCACTACCTGTTTTTTTGATAAAGGTTACTTTATCTGTGTTGTTGTCGTAAGCCACGGCTTGTCTCCTATGTTGTTAAGAAGTGAGGTACTCTTTTGAATTTACCAGAGAGTTCTATATTTGTTATGTTCATTGGATTAGGATAGTCTGATGTTATCTTAATTATAATATCATCAGCGAATCCCATAATTGGAAATTTAAAAACCCCGTCTAATTCGTAGAAGTCATCTTCTAATAATGCTTCTGTTGAACCAACGGTTTCGTGTACAAAAGAGTAAACCTTTTCTGCTCTACCCTTTCTGGATGTAGTTATATCATAGGGTCCAGTCTTGTGATGCCTAGATACTCCATATCTTAAGTTTAAAGTTCCTGGTATGATATTATTTTTTTCGTCTCTTACAAAGATATCCGATAGAATTACTTCGCTATTCATTTTTGTGCCTATATATCCTCCACTCAGTAAACTATAATTACCCGATGCTTTTAGACGAGTCTTTTCACTGGTAGATTCACTGCCTATAACAGTTACATCGATTATAGATCCTTCGTGTTCTCCGCTGATAGATATAAATTGATTAAAACTATTCATAGAAATAGGAACAGTAAAACTAGTTTCATTAGAACTAGAGTCATACACAACTTGTGAAGCACTGGTAAGTACTCTGTTATCTATTCTAGGAATATTACCATCTTCAGGTAATAGCGTCATCTTTTGTATCTGTGTAATATAATTACCAATAGCATTACTTTGTTTTGTTATAACATATAGATCATCACCTATACACGATACAGAATGTACTTTACAAGAAGTAGGTAAAGAGAAGGTAAAGAAAGCATTTTGAACTATCTGTTCGCCAGCTGTCTGATTTCTATAGCAATATAGTACATTACTTGGACTAGCACCACCTATAGCAAATATCATATTATGAGCTGCAGATACAGTAGATGCCCAGTAATTATCAGGTAAGTACTCAGGTACGTGTTGTGATAATTCAAATGCTTGTTGACCCGTTGCTTCAAAGCTTGGGAAGTATATAAATAAACGATTCTTAGCAAAGAAGAATAGATTATTATTCATCACAAGTGGGGACATATCCTCAGACATTGGAAAGAATGACGTAGGAGCTATCTCAGCAGTCAGTGGAGATATCTGGTTCTCTGATCCCATGAGTTCATATTGTGTATCACCCGATGTACCTAAGAACAAGAAGTCCTTAAAGGGTTGTAAGAAGGTGATAGGGGTGTATACATTTGATGAGACCTTAAGATCCACAGGATCTCTAAAGGTTATGTTAGCAGGATCATCTAGGTAGAAGTTATCAAAGTCACCCAATCTAGAGGAAACTAATGTATCCTCCGATGCTAGGAACAATCTATCTCTATAGTATGATATAGCTTTTATCTTAACTTGCTTAGCTTTCTTGTCATTATCTTTAAAGAATGATGGACCTGGATTACTGTTTGTTGTACCAGATGTTCTAGCATCCCAGTTTATCTTACGAATAGACCAATGATTATTAGCCTCGTCTAAGTATATTTGCATAGGCATTCTGTTTTTATCTATAACACCCATCTCATCAGGAGTACGTACCTTTTCTAAGTATGGTGTATTTTCTGAATTTATTACTCGGTACCATCCTGGTGTACTACTAAGGTATGATTGGTTCAAATAATATATCTTACCTGAACCTGAAGCATCCCCTGAATCTGGATATAAAGTTTGAATCGTAGCTTTTGTGAGTGTATCACCATTATGTGCAGTAAGATCATTAGCATCTGGAGGAAACTTAAGGTCAGACCATTTAGAAATAGACTGACCTAAGTATAGTTTTGTTCCATCTGGATATACATAATCTTCTACAGGAATATATTTTGTTGTTCTTTGAGCAGTCTTCCAATAGGTTGTTGCCCCAGCGGGATTAGTATTATTAACACCATTAGTTGGACCAGGTAACTGATCTGCTTCTAAGCCAGTCTTTACGGTATGAACATTGTATACAGGTGCATTATCAACGACTGTAGTATCAATAGCACCCTGATCCCAAATATAATCTGAAGCTGCAGTCCATACTTCAGCAGTACCTTCAGGGTCTACGGTAATAGATGTTTGGTATTCTATCTTCCGACCTCTTATATCTGTAACCGAAGTCTTTTCACCGTTTAAATTAAACATATAATTATCAGTACCATCGCTAGAAAAACCAGCCTTAACTTCTGTATTCAACACAAGAACAGAGGAGCCAACTGATACAGCTCTCAAAACATCTTTAGCTGATTCTGTAGTACTATGTGTAATATATTTCCTAATATCGCTGTAATCAGGGTTCCAGTCTGGATCAGTACTTGGCATATCTATAAATGCTGGGTCTATATTTTGTTTACTAACTGAACCATCATCTTCTAATTTATAAACATATAATAATTGTTGTGTATTACTCGTAGCATCAAAATCTAAGCCAACAATATACTGTTGTTTTTTACCCACCAAGAACCAATACCACCAGATTTCCATATCCGAGTCTATATCCATATCTAATCCAAAGCCTTCCAAAGGACTGAAGCCATTTCGTTTGTCTATAGATCTTTCTGTAGTACAGAATATATTATCCATATTTTCTACTTCAGAAGGAAGTCTCTTAGTAGGAGCCTGTCTACCTACGCCACCACTTAGGGTATTGATAGGTATCTTTATTGGAAAGAATGATGAACCGCGTCGTTTAGCCATTATTATCCTCCAGACTTCGTAGTACGCCAGTACCTAAAGTCTGGAGTATTACTACCACGTCTATCCCTAGCATCTTTTAATTTGTCTGGAGCAGCAGAGAATATTGTACGTCTACGGTCATCTAAATCAGCACCCTTAGCCTTAGCTACATATAATGATTCTAAACCTGTTAAGTACATATCAGCATCTCCATC